TGAAGAACCACCAAGGTGTCCTGAACCAACACCAGAGAAGTCAGTATCAGCTTCGTTAAAGAAAGCCTCATCACCACCCTGTGTGCCGTACTTAGATTTCATTGCAAAGATAAGTCCTGTTGGACCAGTCATTGGCTGAACGCCAGCGATATCATAAGCAATAAGGTTAGGCATAGAACGACGTACTAAAGAGATCAGAATTGGATCCCAGTTGCCGATGTTCGAGCCGGTTGCGTTAGTTGGAGCGGCTTCGTTCAGTTGGAACTGGCCGTGACCACGCTCTTCAGCAAGAGCTTTTTCGGTATTTTCGAGAACAGTAGCAGTTACACCACGCTTATAACGATCATTCAAATCGCCATCTACGTCGAGTACTGGGTTCCATTTCTCGAGAAGTTTATCAGTAGTAAACATGATTAGTTTCTCCCTATGGATTATTTGTTAAGTGCTGCTAAGTAGTGAGCCATTGAACCAGAAACTTCGATCTCTTGATCGGCGCCTTCGGCAATAACTTCTTCAGTAGCATCATTTGAGGTTACTTTAGTCTTGAAATATGATTCCTTTACAGACTCAACCTTTGCAGCGAATGCATCGGCGTCATCAGCATCGATATCAGATACCAAAGACTTAAGCTTATCAGCTTGGGCCTCAGAAAGACCGGCAGAAGCTTCGTTAACGATAACGGTACGATTAAGTTTTTCAACTTGCTCTTTAAGTGCAACGTTATCAGCGATTGTGGCATTAACCTGCTCTTCAAGGTTGTCTTTTGCAGTTGATAATTCATCAACTAAATCGACTTTACCTTCAGGAACATCAATGTAATGCTCAGTGAATACACCGTGTAACGACTTCATGAAAGACTCAGAGATCTCGGTACGAAGACCAGTTTCGATCGCTAATTTATTTTCTTCCATCCAGTTTTCTACGACGTAGTTAAGGTAGCCATCAACTTTCTCTACGAGATCGTTGTGGATTCGAGTTGTTTCTTCGGCTAGCTCTTCAGCATAAGATTCTTCGAGACGCTCAACGTGCTCTCCGATCTTTGACTTAAGTGCAGCTTCAAAAATGATCTCAGCCTTATCCTTAAAACCTTCAGACAATGTAGCTTCAGAATCAACCAATGCAGTAAGATCTTCTTCGAAGATTCCTTCGGCATCATCAGCTTCTGTGCTCTCATTATTCATCACTTTATTATAGGATGCAGTGAGCTTTTCTTTATTCATTTTTGACATCTCTTTGTACATAGCATTTACCATCCCAGCCTTAGTCTTTGGCACTGGAGCTTGCTTAGGAGCAGACGCATCAATTGCTTTGTCTGTCTCGTCAGCAGCTTTTACACCATCGGCTTTAGGATCGGCGGCAGCAGCTTCTTCAAGATTATCCTCATTAGAAACTTCAACAGTATCAGTCACGAGTTCATCTTGGAGTGTATCTTCGATGTCTATTTGATTTTCATCAGACATTTATTTTACTCCCTCAGAGTTAAAGTTTTGAGAGGAAATCTTTAAAGGCTTTCATTTGCATATCTGCACTTGGAGCTCTTTTGATCTCTGTCTCGAACTGTTCAATTTCTTGCTGTTTGAATATACCATTTTCAAAGATCCATTCTACACCTTCCATTACGCCATTGACGAAAGCTTCTGGTGCAGATGGGTCTTGTACGATATCCACGGCATTTAACATGAAGTCATTATTTACGACATTCACTCCGCCTTTATTAGCAAGACTACCCATTCCACGACTTGAGACACCCACTTGAACCTCACCATCGAGCAGACCTTGTACGATCAAACCCATTGGAGTATCCAAAATAGTTGCCTTACCCACAACATTATTACCGTCCCACGAAAGTTCAGTAATCTTGTGAGATACTTTATCCAAATTAATGGTAGGTCCTTCAGGGTGATTTAGCTCACCAACGGCTCTACCTTTGGAAACTTGTTCGGTTACATATTTGTTAACCGCTGATTCTAGGATTTCACGAGGATACATACGACCATTTCTATTAGGCTTATTGGCCTGCATAAAAATGCCTTCAATGATGTACTTTTTACTACCATCGTTTTTAGCTTCGGTAATAACCTGTACGTCTTCGATATGTTCCGTGATTAACTTCATTTTTATTTGTCCATCAACTTAGTAAAATCCATAATTGCTTTTTCTGCTTCTTTCTGGTTCTTAAACTGATCTAGTTTATCACCATCAATATATGCTATAAAAGCAGATCCTTTCTTAGTAATAACAGCTGGAAACTTTTTTCCTTTTCCAACTTTCATACTCTTAACTTCTTTTTCTCCAGAAGCAAGCTTAATTGCTTCGTTAAGACTCTGTCGAATCTGGTCGAATGTCTTCATCTTCTTCAACTTCCTCTTCCTCGGCTTCCTCTTCAGATTCTTCTTCAGACTCTTCCTCAGTTTCGTCTTCGTCTTCTAATTCATCTTCATCAGGCTCAGCTTCTGCATTCATTGCCTCAATCTCTTCTGGAGAGAGATGCATTTGCTGTCCCAATTCGACCTTGCGATCGTTTAAACTGTCTTGAACTTTAGCATTCATTAAATCAGTAAATGCTTGTCCAGCTTGTACCATGTCACCTTTTGATAAGGTATCAATCAATTCTTCTGTAGTCGGCATAATAATGTTTCACTCCTGTTACTAATGATTATTTATAATTATTTAGTTTTCTACATCCAAATCTGCATCATCATCAGGTTCTTCATTCTCATCACCTTCAGCTGCAATTTGGTCATCAATCATTTTAATATCTTCTTCAGACTGCATAAGTACGTTTTTACGTAACCATTCTGCAGAGAAGTACTTACCAACATACTCATCCATTTCACGAAGAGTACCAAGACGCTCTCTAAGTAATTCAGATTCTTTTAGCTCTGAGAAGTGAGTATCTTTTTGGTAGTCAATATTAATAAATTGCTTCATTTCTTGCCATTCTTCTTCAGTAACAATACCCTTAAGTACTAACTGTGTTTGTAGCAAATCCATGAATAACATAGAAAAACGTTTACGAAGTCTATTAATAAACTTCTGAAACTTTAATTCATCCCTTGTTATCTCAGAAGATCGACCCAAGGAGAACTGAGCTTCTTGTTCGAGTCTGTTGACTGGGACGTTGAGAGACTTATATAGTTTCTTTTGGAAGTAGACGATATCGTCGATCTGCCCGAGGTTTTCCCCTCCTGGTAATGTTGTAATCTCTGTGCCTCGGCCACCTTCTCTACGCGGTAACCAGAAGTCCTCCAACATCGACATGTGTTTACGATCATCTTGCATTTCTCCAGTTGAAGCATTGTATACCAACTTGTTACGATACTTCGTCATAATGTTTCTTAGGTATTCTTCAGCTTTACCTTTTGGCAAGTTACCTACATCAATATAGAATATACGACGCTCAGGTGCTCTTGACAAACGATAAATGACTAAGGAATCTTCAAGCATACGAAGCTGGTTAACAGTCTTCATTGCCTTATCCAAATAAGAAAGTACTCGTTTACGACTTGGATCTAATACACCTGATGTTACATATGTAATAGCATCTTTTGAAATTTTCAATCCTTGAGATGACTTTGACATAGAATTGTTTTGATAAAGGTAATACTCTTTCACACCTTTAATCATTTTAGTACCAGTCAATGGATCCTTATCTTCTTTTACTTCACGAATCTTACGAATCTTAATTGGGTCTACATTTCTTAGTTCAATGATACCCGCCTTTGGGTTTTTCTCATCGATAATTTTATGAAAATAAAGCCGGCCATCGATATACCATCTGCGGAAGATATCGTGTCCTTGCCAATTCATATTTAACAGCTCAATCACTGTTTGGAATTCTTCGGTAATTAATTTTTTGATCTTATCTGACTGATCTAAGTCATCCATCTTTAAGGATACGGGTGCTGAATCATCATCGGCCACAATAGATTCATTAACAATATCTTCAATCGCAGCATCACATTCTGGCTGCATTGCCAAGTTTCTATACTTGATAATTTGTTGTTGGTCTGTCTTAGCCTTATCACCTTCCATGTCAACGTATTGACCAAAGTGACCACCGGCATTTACAACATAACCTAGACCATCATCAGATTCAGGTGCAACAAAGGAAACCTTCTTTGCATCTTCTTTCTCTTGGTCTTTTCTTTTTATTTCAAAGCCGAATAATTCTGCCATAATATTTCCCTAACTAGTTAACTAGAGGCGATGCTTGACCGCCTCTAGTACTATTTATAACACTACTAAGTAGTGGTTCCGGACTCCCAGTACTGAACTTGGAGCTCAACAGTAAACTCTTCAATCGCATTTTCAGTGTCGTATGAAAGTTCGATTTGAGAGATATTAGTTGGGAATAGACCACGTAAGTCATAACGCTTGGTTGCAACACCAGCTTTATTAAGCTGTTCTACTACCATATCGGCCTGGTAATCCAATGGATTAGTCAAACCAGTATTATTGTTATGCTCATTGATACCATTCATCCAGCGTTCAAATGCATTACGCACTTCCATATTCGAATCGTTAATAATTGTAACAGTCCAAGGTTCAAAGGTACGATCACCTGCAATTTGCAGTTGACGTCCTCTAAATGGAACTACAATCGGTGCAACGATAGAAGCTGGAAGAGCTGCTGCTTTACACATAAACGAGGTAAGTTCTACATCGCCATTTGCGTAACCGGGAAAGTTAATGGTTGCCTTGAAGAGGTTAGCACGTGCTCCACCACCTACAAGTTTGGATTTGAAATCATCTACGCCTAAAATTGCCATTGTTTATCCTCCTAACCTGCAATCTCATCGAAATCAACACCAGTACGTGTGGCGATGAAGTTCAATGTGATAAAGTTAATAGAACGGGCAGGCTTAATGTAGATGTCACAAACAAACTCA